AGGTGTAGCAAGATCTGTGATCTTGTTATTACCCATGGACAAGGCACCGGTCATAGAGTCGCCAGCCTTGGCAACCTTACCTCCGATAGATGTGGCTACGGTTGTGGCAAAGTTAGGATCATCACCAAGAGCCGCCGCCAACTCATCAAGAGTGTCAAGAGTTCCCGGAGCTGAAGCGACTACTGCCGCTACTGTTGTATCTACATATGCTTTGGTTGCTGCATCTGTATTGGATGACGGAGTTCCAAGACCTGTGATCTTGTAAGTTCCGGCAGCAAGATCGGAACCCAAGGTTCCACTTGTGATTGTCTTAGATGTAAGAGTAGATGCAACACCGTCAAGAGTTACTGTGCCGGTTGCATTGGGAAGAGTAATTGTTCGATCTGCTGTTGGATCAACTACTGTAAGTGTAGTTTCGTAAGCATCGGCAGTTGCACCTTCAAAGACAACTCCTGCTCCAAGAATTTCTGGAGCTGTAAGTTTCTTGTTTGTAAGTGTCTGTGCATCGGTATCACCAACTACATTGCCAGTTACACCGTGGACACCTGCAGTTGTAGGTGTAGCAGATGTTCCAGCGTGAGCTGAGAACTCATTGAAGTCTTGGCCTGAAACCACATGTCGAACTGTTGCACCTATTGAGTGGGCAATATTGGTAGTGCCATCTTCACCACGAGTTATCGTGGCAATAGTGCCTGAAACATTCGTTACCTTTACAAGTTCTTCCTTGTTGGTATCTGGATCAATAACAAGTGTGAACGGATAGTTCGATGGAAAACCTGTTACGAGGTCTAGTGTTATTGAAGTGCCAACGCTGTCTACTGAAGCAGCGAGTGAGGCTTGTTTCGCCGTTGAGGCGTAGTATCTATTCTGGGCCATTGATTACCTCGTATAGTGGAGTTTAGGTGGATAGAGATCACGGAGTCCGGCAGCTTCTTGTTGAAGTCGCTGGGTATAGAGACCGAGGAAGTAACGAGATGCAGAAGATCCAGAACCGATAGGCTTAGCTCTATCAAGCATGTCTGCTTCTACAGATTGAACTGGAACTCGTGCAGCATCTGCACCAGCCAATAGACGAGAGATTGCACCATAAGTAATAACATCTACTGTGCTTGCAGGAAGACCTGTCACGGTTTCATATACATCAGTTCCAGTAGATAAAGGTGTAGGGGCTTTAGCATAGGTTACTTGAACTGTTCGTCCAGCATCAATGCCATCGAACAATAGAAGTGACTTGCCCGTTGCAAAGGCTGTTGTGTTTGATGTCTTATCAATATCATATCTACGAACATCAAGCCATTCTTTAGATGAGCCAAGTGTTTGCCACTTAACTGCCAAGATATAATCTACTGCAGCTGGAAGGCTGTATGAAACTACTGAAGTATTGAATGAAAATGTGTGTGTTCCAACGCCATAAAGTTCTGGGTAAACTGCTTGGATTGTGTCATTGATTGCTTGCTTAACCATAAATCGTGGATAGCTTGGTGCAACAGTAACCTTTGTTTGATTGGCAGCAGTAGATGCTGTTGTTCCACGGAACCCACGGCCCCAAGGTGCAAGATAAACCTGCTTAGTTAAGTTATCGGTTCTATCTACATACATAAGTTCATCGCCTACTTCAAGTAAACCACGACCAATATTTGTAGTTTCATTAACAATAAAGTCTGTTGCAGTAGAAGTAATTCCACCAGATTGATTGATCCAAGTAGCAGTATCTTGTTGGGCCCCGTAGCCTTGGATTTGTCCGAGAGTTCTTTCAATTAAATCATTAAATGTTGTTGTCATGAAGACCTCGCTCTTAGGGCTGCGGCAGCAGCTTTATCGGTAGTTCCACCAAGTTGATTACAGACCCCACGAAGATCTTTCCAGTTGGGTCTAGAGTTTCCGGCTTTGCTATTCAAGGCACCAACAACGGTAAGTCCTGTAGTTCCAGCCCAAGTGTTTGCAGCCAGAGCTGCACCTACATATGACTGAATAGCAGGATAGGTTCCACCGTTAGCAAGGCGATTGAGTTCTGCATGAAGTGTGCTTCCATTGGTGCCTGTTGCCATTACTTAGCCTTTCTCTTTGCTGCTGCGTTATCTACTAGATTTGGATATGGTCGTCCAGCCTTCTTAGCAGCAGCCTTAGCCTTTGCCTTTTGTGCTGGAGTTAATGGAGTAGATTTTTTGTTAGGGTTTTTCTTATCCCAAAATGCTGTTTTCTTTTTCACCACTTCACCTTGTCTGCCCAATAGGCCGCTGACATTTTACCTTTAGCAATGTTCTTGGCATGACGAGCTTTGAATGATGCTTGTCTTGCTGTTGGCTTCTTATCTCCAGATACACCCTGTTGACCAAATCTAATTGTCTTAACCTTTGAACCTTCTTTGGCTACTACAACATGAGACTTTTTTGGATGGGATGGAGTTCTCTTTGGTTTATTGAAGCCAGATACTCCGGCTGCTTTTAACCGGGAATCTTTCTTCTCGGCCATTTACTTCTTCTTTGCTGCTGGCTTCTTCTTAGCAGGAGCCTTCTTTGAAACCATTTTCTTTCCAGTTTTCATTGCTTCCATCTTGGCATCTTTCTTGCCCTTAGCTGTGTATGGATATTCTTTCATTCCGACTTTTGGCATTTCATTCTCCCTTTGAGTGATGACCTTGACTTTCCCACCGCTGTTTATATCAAACGAGATGGAAATCTCTATTGCCTTACGAGCTTCATTGGCTGCTGTTCTTGTATTTGTTTGGGAAAGTGTTGCTCTGGCCAGAGAACCAAGTGCATAGGATCCACCGGATCCAATACCGTAGATTCCACGATCATCTCTTACCCAAGAAAAATCATTATCGATCTGGTAAATCTTTCCTTTAACACATAGCAAGGCATCAAACCCTGCTTCTGCTTTGGGATCATTGTCTGCAGTCTTTGGTGCTGGATCGTATCCATAGTCTGCATAGGCTTGTCTTAATGATGGCAAGATGTCTGTCATCATAAACTTATCGAGGTTTACCCCTCGTGGGATCTTTGGCATATTCCAACTATGCAAAGCTATATCTCCGGCTATCGCATCACCGGCAAAGGCAAATATAAACTCACCTTTTTCAACAACCTTATCCATTCCGGTTGCCATAAACTTTTGATCTCCACCTACTATCAAAGACTCAGCCGCAATCATTCCCCAACCCTTACCTTGAATACCGATAATGGTTGTCATGGCTTATCCCTTAAATGAGTTGTCTGTTGAGTCAAAAGCCTTACCGGCTAAATCACTCAATTTCATAGCTGATTGAATATCTTTCATGTTAGTTGTTGCTGGCTCTACACCTTGACGAATTGCATCGCTATAAGCATTGAGTTCATTATTGTAAGCCTTTGAACTCATGATCTTGCGATTGTTGGCATCACCTGTGCTTAACTCCAAGTTAGATGCCTTTAAGCATACTCCCCAGTTTTCATGATCCTGAGTAGGACAACCTGTTCTGCATGCCATTAAACTACCTCCACCAAAAATCCATTATGTGCTGATGCCGATAACGCAACCGACTCAGATGATGTTCTAATGGGGAATCCAAGTGAAACTAATAAATCTTTTTCTACTGTTGAAACATTATGTGTTCTACCGCCAAGGTAGAAGTAATCCGCTGCATCGGTTTCATCCTGAGTTACTGCTCGTGATAACACAATGGTTGATCCGGTAATAAGAACTGCTACACCTCTTGGAGAAACTACTCGCTTAAGAAGGCTATCCTTCAAAGGCCATGCTTCCATCACCTGTGGTGGATAAAATTCAAATGCCATTGTTACTCCTTTGGTAGAGAGGGGGCAGGTTGCCCCACCCCCTCAACTAATGTGACTGCTTAGAGAGCAGATCCGCCTGTTTCTAGACGAACTACTGCATCGTCACGGAAGATTCCCCAACCACCGAAATACTTCCAGCCAATGGCTGACTTACGGCGTAGGTAATCTGTTTGAGGTGATACGACTGTTGTTACATCGTAAACATTTGCCTCAAGAAGAGCTTCCTTACCAACTGCGATTGCCTTGTAGACAGCAGCTGATGATGCACCTTCAGTTGTCTTGATGACACGGTTTGTCTGAACAACTTGGAAACCTTCAAGAACACCAATGGTGCCTGTAAGAATGTTGCCCATGTTTTCAGTTGTATACTTGTGGATGTCTACGAATCCGCCAGCACCTGTCTCGGCACGAAGGTCGAAAGCTTGGCGTGGGTGGATGAATAGTGTATACAAGTCGCCGCTTCGTGCTTGAGCATTACCCTCTAGGAGTTCTGTCTGAGCCTTGCGAAGCATTGCTGTTGAGATAACATCTGAAGCTGTAAGTGTAGCTGTAGTTGTTCGAGATCCACCATACTTAACCTTTGTGCCAGCTACAAGAGCATTAGCAACAAGGGTATCGATTGTGTCTGCTGCGTTATACGCAAGTGCATCTGCAATCATTGTGTCGATGGATGAGAAGGAAGCAAGGTTAACCTTTTCTGTCTCTTCTAATACATTTCCATACTCAGTTACAGTAACTGTTACCTGAGTTGGGTTAGCCAAAGCGACTGGTGTTAAGTCAGTTGCTTCTGTAAGAGCTGTAGTTGCCTTGTCAAGGTTAGCGTAAACGCTGAACTTGAGTGAGGTTCCCGGATTTGTTAGTGATACTGGGCGGAGATCTGCGATCTGACGCATGACTGGAAGTGAACGGAGTTGGGCCCGAACATATGTGTCGTATGCATTTTGAACGAGATTACCGAGACCAGAGATTTGTGTAGTTGCCATTTAGCAATACCTCTTTCTTGGTTTAGTAACCGGCTTTACCAAGTTCTCCAAAGAGTTGCTTCAATGCTTCAGGGCCTTTAGCAGCTGCCTCATCCATCTGCTTTTGGATCATCTGTTGACGATCAGCAGGTAATGATTGATCTACCGTAGCCTGTGCTTTGTTGTAACTATCAAGAAAACCTTCTGGCAAGCCAGTTGGGGTCTGGGTTTGTTGAGCAGGAGCTGCACCAAAAATTGATGACTTTGCTTCTACCCATGCTGACAACGATTCCTCCGTGAGGTCGATGTCCTGTGGAATGAACTCAGCAATAGCTGGATTCAACCCACGAGCTGTGAGGACTTCCGAAATTGTTCTTTCTCTTTTTTCTTTACGCAAGTTAGCAAGCTCTTCCTGAATTTCTTTCAGTTGCTTTTCTTTTGCCTTATTGGCTTTGCGTAGTTGTTTGATGGGATCAGTTTCGTATTCGTTCTCGAAATCATCCTCGTATAGCTCTTCATTGGACATGTGTCCTACTCCCTTTTCTATGGTTAGATCGCTGGCCTCAAGTCATTCGGGGAAATTAACTTGGCTCCAACTACCGTATTTACACACATTCAGATCCGGTATTTCTGATGCGGAGTGGGTGCCGGGGTCTTGAACCCCGGAGATTGCCAATCACCCGATAGAACTAACTGACTTGGCCAGTAGTTCTTAATGCCTTTGTTCCAACTGCGGATGTTCCACCGAAGGCTGCTAGTCCTGTCTGACGGATACGAGATGCTTGTGCTTGTGCTTGAACATCACCAAACTCTGCTGCAATAGCTTCCTTGGCTCCAAAGTTCTCACCGTAGATAGATGCAAGACCGCCTGTTGTTTCAAGTGATCTAGCTGCCTGTGAGTATTTCTGACGGTTCTGTTCGTATGTAAATGAACCTGCACCATATTGCTGACCTACTGTTGCATTTTCTTGGCTTAGTCCAGCGACAAGAGCTGCTGCAGTATTCATGTTCTTACCGGCAATATTCTCAAGAATCTTCTGACCCTTATTAGGATCTGCATAATATGCAGTCAATGCTGCATCATCAATGCCGTATAGATCTTGCAACTCTTTACGGATTGCTGGGTTCTTAGATGCAACAAAATCTGCTGATGCTTGAAGGACTGAAGCAACATCTGACTTACTGTAGTTATTCTTAAGGAATACTCGGTAGTCAGCCGGTGCATCATAGAATCCTGCTGGTTGATTATATGCCTGCATTACTTGCTGGTATTCATCTTCCATTCCAATGATTGTTCTTTCATCTAATGCTTTGAATCCCTGAGCAAGGCGTTGTTCGTTTACCACACCAAATCGATCATAGTAAGACTTAGTGTTAATGAGGGCTAAATAGAACCCTTCACCAGTTGTAGGGATCTCATCAAACTTCTTGCCAAATCTATCTACTCCTGTGCCTTGATAGATTGCTGTGATTTCATCACCGAGTTCTTTCATACCTGCATTAGCAAAGCGTTCTTTAGTAATTTCAAATGCTGACTTACGGGCAGCTGCAGTTGCTTCAAGCTTGGCCTGTGCTGCGGCTGCAGTAGCAGCCTTATTTGCTGCTTCAATCTGTGCAGTAATTGATGCCTGCATACTTGCCATTTGCTTTTGAAAATCTGCTGCTTGTGCAGCAAGCATTGCTTGGACTTCAGCTGCTGTCATGCCTGTTGCTACAGGTTCTGGCATAACTGGATTTGGATCTAAAATACTTGTAAATTGTGGATTAGGAACTATATTTCCTGATGCATCTTCAATGTATGGAACCTATGGATTTACTACTCCACCCTCTGCAGTTATGAAACCTGTTTCAGTTCGAGTTGAACCAGTAGGAATTGGGCCAACAAACATTCTTGGTGCATTAGGATCAACTGGTCGAAACGCTGGCTGAGCCTGTCCAAATGGGGTTCCAGATGCTGCAGCAATACCTTCAAGGGTATTAGTGTTTACAGTAGTAGTAGGTGCTTTAGCTGCTTTTGCGGCATCTCTTTTGGCAGCCGCTGCTTTTGCTGCTGCTATTTCTTTTTTAGTTGGTGGCATTAACCTATTACTCCAAATCTACCCATGACATCTAATGTAATGCCATCTAGTTTCTGTCGTGCATTTGATGTGTATTGCCAACGGCTATCCTTTAAGAGTTCTTGTTCAAACTCCCATAATGGTTTAACTGTTGTTGATGTTTTATCACCAGTTGTAGTGGTCATGCCCATCATTGCTTTACGGATTGTTGGATCCTCCAGATCAAGGGAACCTTCCGGAACCTCTAGGATTCTACTGACTGCACCGATATAAGGGCTTGCAATGGATAGGACTGATTCTCCATTGAGGATACGATCCCTAAAGGCAGGGAATAACTTGATCGCTTGTTGACGAAGGTTCTCATCAATAGCCTCTGTAGTTGTATCTCCAAGGTATGCGTTCTTACCAAGATTAGATGCAGCCTCATCGGTAAGGTTTAGACCATACTGACGATACTTCTGCTTAACCATTGTTACATTCTGGCTA